ATGCGAACACCGATAGGCTTTGGCAACAAGCCTTGGTCGCCTGCATATTTCACGATACCAAAAATCTCCGGCGCGGCAAAATACGATATGTCCATCAGGTTGCGGCTATAAGCAGACAGTGCCATTCCGAACAATCGGAATATGCCGTCATTAATCTCTCCGACAGAGTGGTTAGAGTTGTTGCGGATGATGGCGAGCTTGATAAGGATGCGATAGTCCTCATCCGTGAGCAGGAAGCCGGACGAGATGACATAGGGATAGGTCAGTGTCTTGCCTGTCTTGCTCTCATAGTCAGTGAAGTCTGAAAACCCAATCCTGTCCAGCGGCGGCGCGTCAACCTCTGAGTAGTTGATAAACGAGAAAAACCCGTCCAGATTATAGCCAGACACAAACCGAGACACGCCCGTATATTGCCCGATAACGTCAAGCTGTTTGCCGACTGCGGTTTCAATGTTGAAGCCATTCAGCACATCGAAAAACACGCCGTTCATCATCATGACGGTAGCCAGCTGCCGGATTGTCGCCTGCGCGCGCGGCTTGCCGTTATACTGGATAATCAGCAAATTCGTGTAGTATTCAATCAGCCGTTTGACTTCTGCCGTGTCTGCCATTACGTCACCACGCTGATTGAGATGTTGTTTGCCTCAACCACAAATTTATAATCCTTTGCGGTCGGCACAAGATAGTCAGCCCATGTATATCCGTCATCCGATATTTCCACGTTGATGACCACGCCACCGCCGCCAAGTGACAGCACCGCAGCCGCAGCGTCAATCGTGATGCGCGATGTGTCAGCAGCATCACCGATACCATACATCAGCGTGTTTTCAAGATACGCCTTGATGCCTTCGAGGTCGAATGAGTAGCCGGGTATCGTCTGCTGGATTTCAAACTGGATGTAAAGGTTCTGCGTCTCTGGGCGGTCGAAATTAATATCAACCACACTGCCGTTTGCCTGCATCACACCGACCGTCACGTCACCACGCATGCCGCATCCGAATGATTTCTTAAAGCAGATAACCCGCGCAATATCCTCGTTTGCGCCACCGTCCACGATAGCCCACATGGTATTGCCGGGTGTTCCGTCACTGTCGGTAGTGCTTGTGTTGTTCTCATACACAACCGCATCACTCACGCCGCTGACATCCAGCAGCGCACCCTCGATGCCGTTCAGATAGCCGTTGGATGACAAGGCAATAGATCGTGCGCGGCGCAGACGCAGGGTGGGGTCGCTCTCCTCGTTCACGCCGATGTTTGTCGCCGCCACGGGGTTATTGATGCCCGTCACGCCCAGCACAATGGTCACGGGGGTTTGAATAGTGCCGATGACCGTCTCGACCATGCCAATCTCACGCGCGCGGAAGGCAAGGGAATGCGTGCCTGCCGTGATGGTCGTGGTGTCAATCAGAATGAACTGGTTGCCCGCGTTGTCCTGCACCGTGAAGCCAGTGCCGTTGACGTTGAAATAGTCGGCATCCAGACCTTGCAAGGTCAGTGTGCGGTCAACAGTGATGTTGATATTGATAGTGGTGAATGTCGCGCCCGAGCGCACCACGTTGTTGATGGCCGCGCGTTCATCCAGCACCACGCCGATTGCGCGGTTAGGGTTGAAGCTGTTGTATATGTTGACAAGCTGCTCACGGATATCCACTGCCATTTGCGCCATGATGCCGATGACCTGACCGTCTGGGCTGTTCTGGTCGATGTTGATATCTTCGCCATAAATGCCACGGTATGCCTCGCCAAGCTCATCGACAAGCTCGGTGCGGGTTTTAACTGTCAGGCCGTTTGCGTCAAGAATATCGGGCATTTTAAACCTCTATAACCAGAGTGTCGGTGAATGATTTAGAGTATACCGTATCAACGGAAAAACTCACACTGAAACTGCGGTCAATCAGCGTGGAGTCGAATGACGTGATGCCCGTGACACCCTCGGATTGCGTGATGATGCGGCGCAGGTCACTTTCCAGCAATTCTCGCTGTCCTGTCTGTCCCATGCGGTTGTACCAATCAATGCCGCTTTCCATGCTGAAAAAGCAGTCACCAACCCACGACAAGATGCGGGTTTTGATATTGGCTTTGATGGCATCGACAAGGTATAGCATGTCTTGTTTTCCTTTGCCGAAGTTCCAGTCGCCTTGCGTGTCGAGAGATCTAAAAATCATGAGCCACCTGTAACAATCCCATCCTCAACAGTCACAGTTGAGAATGTACCAGTTGCGCCATTGCCAGCCTTTAGCGTTCGGCCTGCCTGTTGTTCAATATTCGAGTTGATGCGGATTGTACCGCCGCCGCTGCCTTCTCCGTACATATCCCCCACAACCGTCAAGTCGCCCGTGATACGCATGCTGCCGTTATGTTCCCACAGTGTCGCAAAGCTTGATATAAGCGCGTCTGTCAGGTCAATGCGCGTTGCGTCATCCCCCGCGCCGTGCGATAGGCGTATGCCATTAGCCAGATATGTGGCGATGGAGTTGGTCAGCGAGCGCAAACCGACCAGAGCAATAGCATCCGATATGTCGTGCATGCGGAACGTCGAACATACTTGACCGTTGCCGTTATTACTCCATTGGTCTATTTCGTTGTCGTTGAAGAACAATATGCAGCTGTCACCGACCTGAATGGGCATAGACATGAAGTCAACGCCGCCAAATAGCACAACAACAGGGCATTCCATGATGACCGGATAGTCGGCATAAACCTTCGTGCCGTCCTCCATCACGTCCACAACCTGCTTATGCGCAATAGACACATCGGCACGCTGCGTTGACGGGTTGAACGCCTCGATGCGTCCAATCTTAATGGCGTTGATTTCCAGCTTTGTTTGTTGTTTCGACAGAGATATTGCCTCTGCGAGTGTGGGCTTGCCAATCGGGGGAAGGTTCTTATTGGACATTTTGACCTACGCTCTTAAATTCAATACCGCCTGCATATAGCTCGATGGTGGTGATGCAAGTGCCGTTTTCAGCCTCCGAGATAGTTCCTTGGTGCTGGATGCCGAACACTTTATACGTGCCATTATACACACTTCCAACGCCGGATAGAAACTGCGTATTCTGGATGGCGAGCGTTATTTCTTGGTTCATGACGATGCGCGGCTCAAACAGGATATTGACCTGAATGTTGAGGTCACGGCGCACGGGGGTCGAGAGTAGTCCGCTATCTTGTGTGATGGTCAGCAGGTCTCCGTCAATCGTCTCGTTTCGGCGCAAGACAAAAATCTTCCCGTTATCCACAAAAGCCGTGCCGTCTGAATACTGCTTGAGCAAATTCCATGTGTTGCCATTGAGAGTGACAGGCCGCAACAGTTGCTCCGGCCAGTCACCAATCGCGCCGACTGGTATCGTGTCTTTAAACTGTCCTGCCAGAAAGCTTATGACATCGCCAACGGTGTTTGCGTTATTCAGCGTGGTATATACCGTTGAATTGTCCAGTTCCCAAACGCTTGAGCGGCCTTCAATAGACGTGATGATGTCTGAGCCGCTGCGGTATGAGTTGCCAGTCCAAAGCTCGCCAATATAGAGCGTTGATAGTGTGTCATATCCACCCTCAAATACGATGCGCTTGCGGCGGTCGCTCCATTTCTCTTGGAAAAGGAAGTTGCGCACGTTCTCGGACAGGTTGTAGATGTCGGCCTTGATGATGTTTAGCGTTGAGCCGGTGTATCTCTGAACGGTGAATTTAATAGTGATGGGCAGGGTAATGGTGACGGCATCCCCTGTTTCTTCATCGCTGATACGCAGCCGGTAATTGCGCCCGAACTTAAACAATGAACAACCTCTCCTCGACGGCATCAATATCTGCTCGATTGAGCAAATACATCACGGCATATCCGGTTTCAAAGTCGGTAATGTCGCGCGGGTCAAGGCCATCGCGTGTCCAGCATGCAATACCGAAGTCGATGAGGTTTTTATATCCGCGCAGCATATTCTCCGAGCAAAGCACAGGAATGCCCTCAATGGTGAAGTCTCCCAGTGTGCAGCCGAATATCCACTCTCGGATGGTCGGCATGTATCTCAGCGTCATGTGGATGCGCTGGCCTGCGTTGCCAGTCAGAAAGGCCTCTTGCCGCGCGTCACTGTTCAGCTTGTTGATTTGTCTCATTGGATGACATCCCTAAAAACAGGCGGCAGGGGCGGCGGGTCGGTGGATGGAATGGGCAGTCCTTGGATTGCGCCCTGATTGGTCACGCCCTGCATCTGCTCAAATACGCGCCCTTGCATGTTATCATCGGATATAACACCCTCTTGCGTGACCTGATACACCATGCGCGGGCTTTCCAACAAGGCAGCGGTGCGTATCTGCTTCAGTGTGATGGTAAAGTCAGAGACGTATTTCTCCCCTTCATTCTGCCGCGCCACAATGCTCTCGATGGCCATGCGCGGCAGGAACTCGAACGGCGTCTGCACCGACATCAGCACCTTTTGCTCCATCAGTGCCTTGAGGTACATATAGGCGCGTTGTTGCTTCGTCTGCGTGCCCGTGAGGTTCTTCACATATGACCAGTAGTCAGACACCTGATTAATGGTCAGAGACGTGAAAGGGTTCAGCAGCACGTTTGACAAGATGTTGCTGTCTTTGTTCTGCAATGCCTGTGTCGCGGCCTGTGTCAGTGCTGGAAGATACGATGAAATGGTCGTGAGCTTCTGGGTGACACGCTGGACGGTGGTAGCCTCGTTTCCGCGCTGGATGTCTGCAAGCTCGCCAACGTAGTTTTTAAGCGTGATGCGCTTTGGCTTGATGACGATATGGTCTTGGATGGTGGTGGCATCCTCGACATAATGGTCGGTTATTTCGGTGCTGAGGTTGATGGTTGTCTCGCCCTCAACGTCAAACACAAACCCACCAAGGCCGAACGCATTAAGGGGCGTGACCACATACTGCCGGATATTGGCAGCTACTGCACCGAGACTGGATAGCACTTGCACCATTATTGACCTCCCACACGCGCGCCGGATGCCGACACGCCAAGGCCGTCCAACGCCTGATTGAGCATACCCGTGTTGTACTGGTCAAGCTCGCGGGCAAGGTCATTCGGCTCGGCGGTGGACTGGATGTTGTAAGTGGGGGAGACGGTGACGGTGTTTGGCCGGCCATCATTCGTGCGGATGTTCAGCTCGGCATCACTCTTGACACCCGTGCCATATATCTTGTCGGATAGGTTGCGCTTCATTGCGCCGAGAATGCTCGTCTCATCGCTCTTCATGCCTTTCAGCAGCGCAAGCAAGCCCTCGTCAACCTTATCAGAAAGCCACCCCTTGCTCTCGGCCAGCCCCTTAATCTGGTCAAACAAAGCCACGGTATAGGCCACGAACAAATAGAATGGCTTAAAC